TTAGAACAAGTTATTTCAAAATCTACATAATAAAATCTATCTATATTTTTATATTTATATTTTAAAGTTGGTCCCCTTTTTATTTTAAGACCAACCTCTAAACAATTGTTTATAAATATTTTTTCATAGGATGATTGATACGGTATGTCATTTATAAAACCTTTATATTTAAAACTTTTATTAGCGTATTCTATATTGTGCATTACATTTTTAACACCATACTTATTTAAACAAGTGTTATCTCTCTTTTTTAGCATAATATCTTTATCTTTTTTATACTTATCATTAGTTTTTTTAGCTACTTTTTTAATATGAGCTTCTCTGTCTACTGAAGATAAATTTGTCCAAAACTTCTTTACTTGTTTAGAAAGATTATTAGCATTTAGCTTTGAACTACAAGAAGCACAAATATTTTTATTTTTCTTTCTTATATAGTGTCTTTCTAAAACGTTACAAATTCTATTACATTTTTCACAAGTAAAATCAACCATTTTTTCTTCACTTTTTTTATTAATATCATTATATCTGGTTAAATTATAAGAACATTTAAAACATAATTGTTTGCAACCATTTTTTCTATTATCTTCCGTTTTTAATAAGATACTATAGCTATTTCCGCAATTAACACACTCTCTTTTTACTTTTTTAGATACAAGGCATTGTTCACAAGTGTTTTTATATTTTTTCTTATCATATACTGCTCTTGATAACTCATATTTTTTACCACATTCAGAACAAATTATATCAACTTTCTTCATACACATATACACATTATCTTTAATATATATTATTTTTTCTCTTTTTTTTAAAATATTATTTATTTTTTGTATTTTTAAAATCAAAACATACTGTACCGTTACTAGATAAATAACTTGAAAAATTTACATTATCTAAGTAGCTATCTATTTTTTCAGATAGAAAATCGGTTATATTATTTCCTTCATTTGTAAGAGCTAATTTAAGTTTCTTCTTTTTATTTGAATCTATCAAGATATCTATTCTTGAACCCTTAATCATTTTTAATTCCTTTTTTGGAACTTCAGTGTTCCATTTTTTTAAATTACGATATTAAATTATTTTTTATAATGATAAACTAGAACGGATATCAGCTTCTAGAGCTCTATATTCAGCACCAGTTATAATACCACCCTGATAATCTGACCTTAAAATAGAAAGAATCATTCCTTTGCTTTTTATTGGGCCAGTTACTGAGCCATAACTGTCCGTACCTTGAACAGAGCCATTTAAGCTATTTGAAATAATTCTATTTTTGTAGAAATAACCAACATGTTCATCTTCTAATATTGTAGAAGCATATACTTGTCTAAGAAGTTGAAATTCGTTTTTTGTGATTGATATACTTGAAGCCATAAAATCCCCTTTTATTTAACTTTATTTTCTTTCAAAATTTCATCTATTTTTACAGATTTGATGTCAAACTTTTCTGTTTTATAAATAGTCCATCTCATTTTAGACCATCTATATAGGTATTTATTGGTATCATCAATAAAATCCCAAACTGTTAATTTCTCTTTTCCTTCTGGTTTTCTAAGGCCTCTGCCGACTATTTGAATGGTTCTATAGAAAGATTTACCAGAACCGGCTACAATTATTTGCTCTAGGTTTGGTATATCTATCCCAGTTGACCAAATACGGCTACTCACAACTACTCTAACTTTACCTGTATTTAGTAAGTTTGCCATTATAGCTCTATCATCTTTTTCAGTATCACCATTTACATATTCACTGTTGGGTATCATTTCTTTAAGAATTTCGCCATGTTCTCTTCTTTCTAAAATTATAAGAGTTATTTTATTATCTTTAGTTGCTAATTCTTTAATTGTTTGATTTCTTAATTTATTATTTACTATACCTTTGTCAATAGCTTCCATATGGTCTAAATCTGTTAATCCGTATGGTTCCCTTATTCTTATAAAGTTAATTTGTGTTTCAGCTAAATATCCTTCATTCATAAGCTCTTTTGCTTTTTTAACATAAATCTTTTCACCGAAATGAGCTTTATTTAGAGCATTATCTAAAGCTTTTGCTTTGAAAGGTACATAAGGAGTAGCGGAAAAGCCTAATCTAATTGCAGCTGGAACTTTCTTTAGAAAATTATATAAAGTACTGGCTTTAGCAGAATGCATTTCATCAACAAAAACTGCTTTATAAATCTTTGGGTTATCTAGTTTTTCTAAGCTTTGATAGTTAGTAAGCATAACTCTTTTATTTAAAAGAGCATGTTGTCCAGAAATAAGACCTACATCAGTAAATCCTAATTCTTCTGCTTTTTCTTTAGTTTGGAATACTAAATCAACACCTGGGAATATAATTAATATTCTACAGTTTATCATTCTAGTTAGAGCAAGGAATACTAATGTTTTACCAAAAGCAGTTGCTCCTTCTATAACTCCATTAAATTTTTTACCTTTAAATATAGCATCAAAGCATTCTTCTTGATAATATCTAAATTTAGTTGGAGTATCTTTATCAGAACTAGCTTTTAAAATATCATTATAATCTTTAGGAACATTAAACTCAGGATATTCTCTTAAGTCTTCGATAACTGGATTATAGCCATGTTTCCTAACTAAGATACATAATTCTTCTAAAAAACCTATTGGTAGAGTTTGTTTTTTTACAGAGAATAGATGTTTATATTCATCCATTAATTTTTTTGCTATGAGTTCCCTACATTTTTGACTATAAGCTATGTTGGGGTCTTTATATTTGAAATTATTATCTATGAGTTGAATCAGTCCGGAGTCTAAAGTTATTACCTTAGACTCCTTATGATTAACTAAAATATCTAAATCTTTCATGAGAAAGATTGACTATTCATCCATTTCAGACGATTCAGAAGATTCGCTAAATACAGCTGTATCGACTTCGCCATCTACAATTTCTTCAAAATTGGCTTCATCGTATTCTTTCAGCTTTTTATTAAAATCATCTAACCAGTTATTCTTCTCTATAAGCTTTGCGAAATCACTATCTACAAATTCAGTGCCTTCGTATGAATACCCATTTCTAGGTCCACCTTTAGCACCTTCAATTTTAACTTTAGTTTTTTCCATTATGCCACGTTTAACTAATAAATCAGCTAAACCAGAATATTTATCTATTTTAATTTTTGTAAAATCAAAAATAAAAGATGCTTGTCTGAAAGCTCGTGTTAACTTGTTTTTCATACAAGTTATTTGAATTTTCTGACCAACAACTTCATCTGTTTTCTTATCTTTTATTTTCTCAATTACTTTAAGCTCGTTTCTTGCTGATGCCATATATTTAACACCTGTTCCACCGCCTACTTGTGTTTTAGGGGCAAATGGTCCAACAGCATTAACATTGGCATAAGTATGGTTAATTACAAAAAGAGAAATATTGGTTTTATGCATATCACTATTAAGTCTACGAAACATTTTCTTCATTTCTCGACCTTTAGTTCTATCGCTTCCTTGCATATTTTCTTCTTCATAATTAGTTGATAAAATTCCAAGTGAATCTAAAATAACAAGTGTTGGAGTTTTATCATTATTTGCATACTTGATTTTTACTAATTGGTCAAGTTTTGCTTGGAATTCTTCAACTTTTTTTATTTTATCATCATAGAGCATACTTGAAACATCAACTTGTAATCTTTCAGCAAAATCACGGCTAAGAGAACATTCAGAGTCAATATATAAAACAATACCGCCCTGTTTTTGTACTTCTCTAGCTTGATAAAGAGCAATAAGAGTTTTTCCTGTTGATTCTGAACCGTGCCATTCAATTGTTCGTCCGAAAGGCATACCCTTTTTAAGGTCTCCTGTCATAACATAATTGATAACACAAATTCCAGAGTCTGCCCAATCTGTAACTCCACCCTGATTTTCAGAAGAGAGCATTGTAACAGATTGGTCTTTAAACTCTTTTTTCATCATAGCTAAAAGGTCGGCAGACGATAGTCCGCCTTTAACCTTTTCTACTTTAGTAATTTCTGTAGTATCTACAGTATCGGTTTTCTTTTTAGCCACTTATTTATTCCTCAATATCTTCTTCAAAATCTTTATCCCAGTTCTCGAAGTCTTCTTCATCTTCTTCATCTGCTTTAGATTCTTTTACTGGCTCTTTTTTAGCTTCTTTTTTGGGCTCTTCTTTATCTTTTGGAAAATCTTCATCTTCTTTAGATTCTTTAGAAGGCTCTTTTTTCCCAGCTTCAGAAGGAGTACCTGTTGCTTTCTTATAATCAGTTTTGATTGCACCAAAATCAATAAACTCTTCTAAGAATTTTTTAAGGTCTTCTTCTGCATAGAACTTAATCAAATCTTTAGCATCTATCCATTTTTGTTTAGAAATCTCAATAAATTTTGAGTCTTCAAAAGTTGGAGTTGATTTTCTGGCAATATATGAATCATCATAATTATTCTGTCCACTAACTTGTTTACGAACAATAACTAGGTCATATCCTTTATCATAATCAGTGATATCTCCAATGTCTTCGTCAAGCAAAGCACCAACTATTTTATTATGGATTTTGATACCGACTTGAATAAGTTTAACATCTAGTTCATCAGTAACTTTACCAGATGAATCTTTTTTAAACTCTTCACCTCGTACAATACCATTATAATAATATTGTTTTTTTGCTCGTAAATTACTAGCCATTTTTTTATCTTCTTCTGCACCTGTAGCATAAAGTTTTTTAACTTTACTACAATGAGGACAAGGCTTTGATATAGATTCTGGACAGTTGAAATAATCGCTTGGGCCAAGTCTATGAAATCCACTTTCAAACCACAGGTCTGAACCATCTGCTTGTTTTCCAGGAAGAATCCTAACTCGATGTTCACCATCTGTAGGTGGTTTCCAAAAATTAAAAGATTTGTTATCTGTTTTTGTTTTAATGTTTTTTCTGAGTGCGTCAATATTAATCGTCATTTTATCTCCTTTAAGATTGTTTTTTAGTTATTCTAGTTAATTTTAACTACTGATATTATAACATAGAAATTAAATTTACTCAAATTTAAAATCAATATTTTTTATGTTTTTATTCTTCTTAAGAATTTTGTGTGAGCAAGCTTATAATTATTTAAAAGAGAAACTATTTTATTTTTTACATCTTCAATACTAAAAGGTGTTACCGGAGTTGTTGTGGTTGTGGCACTTTTCTTTACTGATGTTTTAACTACTTTATCATTAATCTCTTTTTCTGTCTCTTTTTCTATCTCAATTAGAGCAGTTTTAACTAATTCTCTAGCCTTATCTAATTCATCTTTTAAAAATTGTTTATATAATTCACTTTTGTCAACGCCTAACTGTTTTAATTTGGCTCCAACTTTAGTATCAATTTGTCTATGAGTACCCAAAGTTTTATTATCTATATCTTCTTTTAATGTTTTATATAGACGAGTTAAATTTTCTATAAAGAATTTTTTTGTCATATTTTTTACAAAAAAGTTTGGTATTTCTCCTTCATAAACTTCAACATATTTTAAATATTCTTCAACTAGAGGTTGGTCATTAGCCTCTAGAAAACTCTCAGCTATTTTTATAAATTCATCATTAAAAGTTTTATCAGTTGTTTGTATAATGGCTCCAAGGTTATTTGTTAAATTCTTTTTCATTATTTCCATAGCTTGTCTTGCTAGATTTGCTTCTGGAACGGTTCCATCTTTCAATTTAGATAATTCATTATAGACTGTATTTAATCCATTTATTATGCCAGTATATACAAAATTATATTTAAGAACACCCTTGAAAGAATCTACAACAGATTGTAGGTTCTGTGTATCACCTGCAACTGGTGACATGGATATGTTTAAGTTTTTACCAGATATTTCTATATTACTTATACGATTTTTACTTAAATCTACAAACTCATTTTTACTAACAATTTTATATTTAGCTTTAATTTCTACAGGTTGGTCATTATAATCTTTTGCAATAGCTGTTCCAGCTGAAGAATCTGTTCTTAATTGGTCTAATTGTTTTTTTATAATAGCAATACCAGGTATTTTAGTAAGCGAAGATATGTCATCAATCCCAATTGAAATGATAATACTTTTGCCATTTTCAATTCCAGTAGCTTTAACCTCATTAACTTTAAACCAACTACCTTGACCGTTTTGTTGAGATATTAAACCTAAAATATTTCTAGCTAATTGTTTTTGACCAGTTATCTGTAAATCTTTATCATTAGCCGCTTGTTCTAAAAGTATTTTTGTTAATAAATCTTCTACGTTATTTTCAGACATTTTTAAGCATTCCCATTGCATCTGCAGTTTTTTCATCTGGAGTTTTAGCGTTTGACTTCATATATGCTTCCTTAAAAGCATCAAGAGTTTTTAAGTTATTAGGGTCGATTTTTGAGAACGCTTCGTAGTCAATCTTTTCTTTATCAGTCAAATCTTTTTTACTCTTAAATTGTTTACCAATATCCATGAGTTTATTCTCTAAAGAAATTTTATCAGTAAAATTACCTTTAAGAAATTCATCAAGTGCTGCTTTTAAGGGATTTGGGTCAATAGCGGTTTTTTCAACCTTTTTTAAAGCATCTTTGGTCTGACCAACACCTTTCTTATTTGGGTTATCTAAGCTAGTTTCTTTGTCAGAACTCTCTACCCCACCTTCATCTTCTTTTCCTGTTATTTTTGGCTCTATCTCTTCATTACCAGCCATACCTTCATTTATCTGTTTTATTATATTTTTAAGTCTCATAGTTATTATCTTTAATAAATTGTAAAATTATTCATCTTCCATGTCATAAACTGCCATTTTTGGATAGTCTATTTTATACGGTAAAACGATGTTTTGTGGCCCATTTCTATTCTTAATTATCTTCATATATATCTTATTATTCTCCCTGTCTTCTTCTGTCTGGCAAAGAGCATAAATAGCATCAGCTATTCTTGCAATAATAAACGAATCAGAAATTTTACTCATATCTATCTTAGAATGGTGTTTTTCTAATGCATCTCTTGTAGTTTGTGTAGCTGTTACAACCGGAATATTTCTTTCTTTTGCTAGTTTCCTTAAACCTTCAAATATTTCACCTTGTTCAGAGTAATCTTTATCTCTCATTCTAACAGGTTTCATTATATCGCCATAATCAACGAATATTATATCAGGAACGAATTCTTTATAAATAGCTAATTCATCTAGAAAAATGCTTAAGTCTAAAACAGAAGCACCTTTTGTTGGATATTCTTTAATTAAAATATCTCCTTTATGACACACCTTCTTTAAAACTTCATACTTTCTTTTTACTGATTCAAAGTCTTTAAATATCTCTTTCTGCTCCATTTTTGTATGAAGAGAATCTATACGAAGTCCAACTCTTTCTTGTGAAAGTTCTAAAGTAACTATTAAAACCTTATAGTTTAATCTTAAAGCTTTATAAGCGTCTTGTACTAAAAATACTGATTTACCTACTCCGGGAGGAGCCATATACACATACAATTCTCCAGGATATCTGCCTTTAGATATAAAACCGTTCAATTTTTCAGAAAAACTAGGCACAGCAAAATCTACCTGTCTAGATAGCTTTTGAAATCTTTCTTCATAATCCCAAATACTCATTCCTAAATCAGTATCATAATTAACTGCTAATGATTTTCTAACAATAGCCTCTATATCTGTAGCACTAAAATCATCATCATCAACTTTGGTAGTAATAACATTAAGACCATTTAGAAGTCTATTCTTTTTAGATATTTTTAATACTTCTTCTAGAATATAAGTTTTTGATTCTATGGCTGGTTCTTTCTCTGTAATGCCATCAAGTTCTTTTGTTGTTATACCTTTCTTCTCATAATCCTCTTTTATCATTTCAATGAGAAAGCTCTTATCATGGAGAACTCCCTCACTCATATAATGTTTCTTTTGTAATTCAAAGATTTTTGAATAGGTGGAATTCTCTAAGTCCTCCGGTTCTAAAAACTTAAGAAACTTTAAAAAGACATTTTTGTCATTTAAAGAAAATAATGCTATTTGTTTTTCAAGACTTAGACGACTCGGCATATGTTTCCTTTTAATTATAATCTTGTTGTATATTATTTTTTGTAACTTTATTATTAAATTCTAAGTCTAATACTCTTCTGTATTCAAACTCTGTAAAAAGACTTCCTTTCTCTTTGTGTTTTATCATTTCAAGAATAAGTGGCTTTGATTTAATCCTTGCCTCTATTTCATTAATTAAATAAACAGCTCCAATAGAAAAACCAGGTAGGTTTACAATAATAGGATAAAACCCACTAAATATACCGTCATAATCTCTTTCTAATTCTGCTCTTATATCTACACATTGCATATATATTTTTTTTCTTAAATTAATGGAAACCTTTTTATCAATTACAATTAAATTCTTTATATCTGGATAATTTTTCTTAACATCCTCAATAACTATATCTGGTAAAGGTCTATCAAAATTAATAATAAACGCTTTTTTTTCAGTCACTCTTTCTCCTCAGCAATGGACAACTCTTTCAGTTTATTATATTCATCAGCAAACCTTTCTGATACGCTCTCAAATACTTCTACATCTGGAGGAATTACTTTGTAATTAATTCTACCGTTTGATGTTATATCGTAATTTACTTCTCCAGATGGCCTTCTTAAGGTCCTTTTACCTGAAGATAACTTATAATAAACTTTAATTTTAGAAATAACATGAAGAACAAGAGTAACTTTCTCTTTTATCTCCATCTTATCCCAAATTTGCTTATTAAGAACAATAATAAAATCTAAATCTAATAAACTCCAATATAAATCATTTACTCTATTTAATTTACCAAGTTTATTCCATCCACTACCTGCTAATTTATCTTTAAATAAAAATTTAATTTTTGCAAAAACAAGATGTTCAAATCCTGGAAACTTTTCTGCTTCCTCTTTAGTTATTTTATCAAATATTTTTTCTGGACCACTAGCATCATAATATAATTCATTAGATAATTCAACTGACATTTTCTTACTC